TTTACTGGTACGCCTGCACCTTGTATGGTCTGACCCAAATAAGCCGTTCCAGTAGTCGCTAAATTGCCGTATGTAGTGCCTGTAGTCAATACACCAGTAAATGATGTAGTTGTTGAGCTATTCATTAATGTAGCTGCAACAGTTTGCGACACGTTAACTGTCCAACTCAAACCAGACCCGCCTGTAATTACGGTTTCTTGTGATACACCAACACCAAACAAAGCCTGACCAATAGCAATTGTTCCACTTTGGATATTGCTTACTGTTAGCGTTGTGCCTGATATAGACCCTGTAAATATTGCTGTTGCAGGGCTTGAAATACGCCAACAATAACGATAAGTTCCATCCACAATATAGACGTTGATACCGTTGTCTACAATCCCAACACGTCCGCTTGAACTATTTAAAATACCAACGATGGTAGGGCTAAGTGTGCTAGATAACACATAAACATAAGCACCGCAGACTGCAACCATCTGTGCGCCACCACTCACAGTACGCATACCACGCACTTCAGCACCAGCAGGCAAAACTACTTGTGTAGTAAGTCCTACAGTAGGATAAAGCGCAATAACCCCACGTTCACCCTGTTGTTTTGTAGGGTCAACTTCAGGAAAAAAGTTAATACATTCCTGATCGTCTTGATAGATCGATGGAGCTGTATAACTTGCGCCTACAAAGCCAAAATCGGGCATTATGTGTCCTTAACGGAAAAAACCACCGCTCAAAATCCAACCAGCATCACGTTGTCTGCTAACTAACAATGCGTCAGGATAACTTGAGGCTTGAGTAGGTTTCATATTTGTACGTTTAATTGTACTTTTTGCTTGTGCGGCAAATGAATTAACCATGCCTATTTGGGTAGGGCTTGCTTTGCCGTATTGAGGCATCAGTCTCTCAGCTAAACACCATTCCAAACAAGATTCATAGCCTTGTGGCAACAAAATATTGTCATTCAATGAACCATATTGGCTAAACAAAGTGTCAGCAAAAATGTGCATTTCGCCTTGACTAGGGTTTGGCCATACAAAGATGTTACCCAAAGGATCAGATGGTTGATAATACAAGGCTTTTGGCCACGGTCCACTAAGCGTTTTTAAACCAATCATGTTGTAATTATCAACATTCAAAATAGCTACTGGATAATCTAGACCACCGTTAACAATTGGTGTGCCGTTGGAATTGGTGTTGATCCGTACAAAAGCACTATTGATTGACAATGGGCGCTGATAGTACGCATTAAGTGTCGTTGATGCTACGTTTTGACTAATGTTGACAATGTAAGTACCTACTTCATTGACATTACCACCTGCACCTGAACCAAACGCAACAATTTTAGTACCTGTTGTAATGCCTGTACCGCTTAACGTCATACCCAAAGCAATAGCGCCTGACGTAATAGCTGTAACTGTTAATACGTTATTAGTAATTGATCCCGTAAATACTGAGCCAATTTCACCGCCTGGTCCAATTGTGTATTGTGTCTGTCCTGCCGTAATTGGAAAGATAATTTCAGTCTTGTAATACACCATCATCTGCTCGTTAGACCATTGATCTAACATACGATTGAGCATAATGAACGCATCTTGTGCTGATGCTGGGTCAGGCGTTTCTCCAGCCGCCAATGCGCCAATATCTTTCAATGCAGATGAAATAATGTCGATTGGGGCTGTCATTTGTTGTCCTTATGCGGGTATTACAACGTGCTGATCGGGTGCAATGTCTTGTTTTTGCGCTTGTTTTTGGATTGCATCAATCAATGGCGCAACCTCTTGAAATGGTTTTGTACCCAAGTATTGCAATATTGTGTTTACTAATCCTACTGATAATTCAATTTTGTCCATTAAGCACCCCAAGGCAAAGGCTGTGATGTTGGGGATACAGGAGGCGTAATCATTGAGTTGATTTGACCTTGCACATTTGCGTAATAATTTTCTTGGTTGTTTGTTGCTGTATTGATCCAACCTATCACTTCATCTTGTGTCAATTGGTCATAGGGAACAAAGTCAGGTTGATTTTGTTCAGGCGTAAATACAAGTTGACCATCAATGTTTGCTGTATAAGTCCCATCTGTACCTGATACGTTAAATTGCACATTCACAACATAACCTGTTGGGTTAGGTACAGTAAACATTTGAGTGATGGTTGTTGTAAATGTTGTCATGTTTAAACTCCTAGTTTAGTTTCTAAAGCAATTACTTTTGCGTTCAATTCTTTTATTGCGTTAATCATGTGATACATGATGTCAGTTGAATCTACAGACATAACGCCAGTTGATTCTTCTTTAACGCAATCAGGCAAGACTTGTTGAAGTTCTTGAGCAATAACACCAAGTTGAACTCCTTCTTTTTTGATGGCTTGATTTTTAGGTAAATCAGTTATTTCATCTTCTGTACGATATTCAAAGTTGCGTACTTGAATTTGTACTACTTTATCTAAACCAACATTGTTGTCTACGATGTTTTTCTTTAATCTTTGATCTGATGAAACAGACCATGCGGCTGAATTATTGCCTTGATAAACACCACCTCCATTAGGATATATATATCCTGTTTGAGTACCTTTTCCCGCTATGGTCGCATAGTTGCAACATAACACCATTTCATAAGCAACGCTTGAACCTGATGAATCTGCAAAAGCACCTAAATAAAGTCCAAAACTACCACCTTGTTGTGTTTTACCCGCTTGCCAACCAAGCGCAGTATTGTATTGACCAGTAGTAAGGGCGCTATATGCTTGTCCACCAACAACAGAGTTGTAGTCTGAATTTGAACTTTGTAATGTGCTTTCACCAATGCCTACGTTGTGTGCGCCTGTGGTATTTGCCGATAAAGTGTACGCCCCAATCGCCACATTCATAAAACCTGAAGTGTTGGCTTTTAATGGAGGTTGTCCACCGCCTGAAGAATTAAAACCAATACCAATGTTATTAGTTCCTGAATTATTTGAATACAAAACATTGTTGCCAATGGCAATTATTCCTAAATTACCATTTTGATTTGTCGTGTATGCCGCACTATCTCCAATGGCAATTATGTTACTTCCAGTTGTGTTTGTGTATGCGGCTTCATGCCCAATTGCAATAACTGTTCCTGTGGTATTTGAATAGCCTGCGTTGTAACCAACACCAACGCTCCAATTCCCTGTGCTGTTAGAATATAAAGCCTTATAACCAACGGCAACAAGACCTAATTGGGTGTTTGAATATAACGCTTGATAGCCAACTGCGGTGCTTCCAGATGCTGTGTCGTTATTATAAAGTGCGTTGTAACCCACAGCAGTATTGTTACTGCCACTACTTAAAGATGTAAGAGTTACACTTCCAACACCTGTATTGTAATTTCCAGTTACTCCACCACCATTTGAACCTAATACAGAATCTCCAACGGATACATTGTTTGTTCCTGTGGTAATTTGATACCCTGCGTTATATCCCAAAGACGTATTCGCAGTCCCTGAGGTGTTTCTATAGGTTGCTTGAAATCCAATTGCTGTGTTATTTATACCTGTTGTACTTACTCCAGCGTTGTATCCAAAAGCAGTTAAATATGGGCTTGCTCCACTTGTAGTTTGTTTTGCATAAACAGTACCCAATGCTGTAGCAGTAGCTTGTGAACCTCCACCACCACTAGGTGCAACCCATGATGCTGTTGTGCCATTACTTGTCAATACATAAGTATTTGCACCAATCGCCAATCTGGTTGCACTATTAGTTCCATTTCCAATAATCAAATCACCAGTTGTTGTAATAGGTGATAAATTATTAAATCCAGCACCAGCAGTTGTGGCGTTTGTTCCACCATTAGCTATGGGTAATGTTCCTGTTACGCCTGTTGTTAATGGCAATCCCGTTCCATTAGTCAACGTCACGCTAGTGGGAGTACCCAATATTGGCGTTACAAATGTAGGTGATGTAGCCAAAGCCACGACCGTTCCGCTACCAGTTGTTGAATACGATGTGCCCCAAGCAGAACCTGTACTGTTGGCTATCCCTGCACCTGGGTAGACTTGTGCCGCACCTGTTGCATTGATTGTGATTGCGGCTGAACCGTTATATGTTGTACCCGCACTAAATGTAACGTTTGTGCCTGCTGTCAAATTAGCTAAACTTCCACCTAAAGATACACCGCTAATTGTCGAATTAGCTAGTTGTGTATTGCTCATGGTTCCAACTAAATTAGCAGTTGTGTAACCTGTTGCGTTGGTCAATGTTGCGCTTGTTGGCGTTCCTAGTATCGGTGTTACTAAAGTGGGTGAAGTAGCAAAGACCAAAGACCCCGATCCAGTTTCATCCGTTACCGCACTTGCAAGATTAGCACTCGATGGAGTGGCCAAGAATGTGGCTATTCCTGTCCCTAAGCCTGAAACGCCTGTGCTGATAGGCAACCCTGTAGTATTTGTCAAAACACCGCTAGCAGGTGTTCCTAACGCAGGAGCAGTAAACGTAGGGCTAGTCAATGTAACCCCTGAAAATGTAGTTACAGTCGCACCCAAAGCCACGCTAGTAGACCCAATCGTCACCGTTGAATTGGTCAACGCTGAATTACCAATGTTGGTTAAAGTGTTTGTAGAACCGCTGATTGACTTGTTGGTCAGCGTGTCAGTTGTCGCTCTGCCCACTAAAGTGTCTGTGCTTGTGGGTAGCGTTAACGTGCCAGTATTTGTAATGGTTGAGATTACAGGGCTTGTTAATGTTTTGTTGGTAAGTGTTTGCGTACCTGAAAGGGTAGTCACTACGCTTGTATCAATGGCAATCGTTACAGCACTTGCGCCTGTATAAGACGATCCTGTCAATCCTGTCGAAATGGTCAAAGCATTAGGATTAGCCGCAGTCACCGTACCACTTGCACCCAAGGCAATCGCTGTGCCGTTGATTGTTGTGGAGCTGTTGACCAACATTGTGTTGGTTACTGTGCCTGTATCGCCCGTGGTGACAAATGTGCCGTTAACTGTCGGAACAGCTATGGTGTAACTTGATGCCGTGTTTGGGCCTGTTACAGATACTTGCCCACCTAATGCGGCTTGAAAGACTAAAGTTCCCATTATTTCCCCCAAAAATGGGTGACCCGTAGATCACCCATACCCATCAAGTTTGATCTGACATTGGCATTACATACAAAGTGCTTGTAGTAGAACCAATTGTTGTAACGGAAAATGAATCAGGCGGTACGGCAACGACCATAGGTGATTGCATACTTACCCCTAAAACAAATGATGTGCTTGTATTACCCGCTGTAGGCAATACTGCCGCACCTGCGCTTGTAGGCGCAATGTTGACAGCAATAACATTTGTTCCAGTATTCAAAAATCCGCAGTAGTTAATCTGATCGTTGCCCTTTGGCGTAATTGTTACGGCAGTCGATGAAGACGTTGTAACAGCTATAGCCGTAGTTGGACCAGCAATTCTAAATACAGACGTATTGGCCATGATTACACCGCATTAGTGGGTAATGAGCCTTCAACACGTGTAACTTGAAACACGTACGTACCAGCCGCAGGAACAACCGCACCAGATGTAGTGTTAGCAAATTGCATTGTTAAAACGCCTGCTGTCAAAACATCGCATTCAGCAATGATAATTCCAGCTGTTTGTGCGCCTTGTAAGCCAACAGCTTGAACAATATCGCTAGTTAGCAAACCAGCAATGTTGAATGTTTGTGCGGCTGATGTGTAGGATGCTACTGAAACAGGGGTCAAACTTGGACCCATGTAAAAAGTTTCGTGGCTGTTACCACGAGTGACTGTTGTTGAGGACATGGTTTAGTTCCTTTTAAAAATATTGTATCTTAAAAAACAGAAAAAGCCACCCCTTGTGAGAGTGGCTTTTCTTTATTTACTCACAGATTAAGGTAAAAATGTGAGGTCGTAACCGTACACAAATACATCGCACGTTGCTGCAATCGTAGTTCCAACGTTAACATAAATGTTTGTTGGGTTAGATATAGCGGTGTTGGGATTTGTTGCGGCAGTAATTGTCACATAAGGACCACCTGTGTTGCTTGTTAAAGCAGCAGTAGTCAATATGGTCGAACCTGTTTGGCCTACATTTGTGTACACACCAACAGTAGCTGTAGCAATAGTGGTTGTTGCTCCACTAGAGTTCAGACCATTCGTAATAACTACGCTTGTAGGTACAAATTTGCTCACATCTAAAACAATGGATGCTGTATCACCAGCAATGGCCAAGTTTACAGATTGTGCGGATGCAATCAAACGCAAGGCTTGGTTTGTGCCAAGAACTTGTGGGTGATTACTTACTGAGGTTGCTGGTCCTGGATTTGCCATTTTAATTTCTCCTAAATGTTAAAGTTAAGCGGCAACACGGCAAGCCAACTCAGGGTAGAGTGGTGCCCAACCATACAACACATCCAAACGAGTTGGAATACTGTCGTTATTGATTGTGTACTGTCTTACCACACGCATGGAAAGTCCAATTTCTTTGTCAGACGCACGGCCTGCAAAATGAACTCCTTCAGGCAACTCGAGATCGGCCACGGCTAAACAGAACGCATTGCGGTGCATAATAATGTTCTGTGGTGAAACAGTACCAGTATTATTGAAAGGCGTTACTGTAGATGCGCCTGCACTTGTTACGCTAACGTTTTGGAATTGTCCTGCTGTAATAACAGCTGGAGAAACTGTAACGCTAGTTGTGCTTGATGTAGCAACCGTTGCGGCGGCGGTAACAACAAAGTTTCTCAACTTGTTTGAACCGTACGCTTGACGATTTTGTGGGTTGACCGCATACACGTTAGCAATTTGGATAACGTCACCAACATTCAAGTTACCAACTGCTGTCGTTGCTGACAGAGCGATAGTTGAAGTTTGTGCCCAACCTGAAGTTAGGAAACCAGTTGCTGTAGATGTATTGCAAGACAAAACGGAAGTTGAAGAAGAACCAAACGTTTGTGAAACCACGTTTTGATCCATTTTCCAATTCATTCCAGCGCTGTCACGACCCATCAAACCTTTACGATATTGTTCGCCAATGGCTTCTTGGGGTACAAAAAGACCTTTGAGTGAATCAACAATCGTAGCTGATGTGAATGGTTCAACAATACATGATCTACGGCCGTCCCTTGGTGCGCCTTCAGCATCCAAGTAAGCAGCAGCAGTCAAATATGTGATTAAACCAGTTGGAGGTGTACCAGCTGTACCAACGATATTGGCTGTGTTGTTTTTGGCCATAACCAAACCATCACGGTCAATTTTGTTAGCAATAGCGGCAATAGCAGGCTTCAATACACGGTCAGAGAACATATCCAAAGACAATGCCAAATCTTGCGTAGTGAATTGAGTATCAACGTGGAATTGAGTTCCCAATGTAACAGGCACGCTTGACTCGTTAAAGTCTTCAACATTCAATGCTGGTCCAGTTGTACCGATAAAGCGACCTGGTCTACGTACATTGACTGTATTACCAATCTTTGCACCGACAACCGCAAATTGGTCGTCATAGTTACGGTCTACTTCGCTTGTGAACGTAAGTTCATTTTCCAATACCATCAACGCTTCGTTGGTGATCTTGGATATCGTTAGCAAATTATTTGCCATGATCTATTTCCTTTGATTAAAAATTAACGGATTTTGCCTGCACGTCTAGCCTCTTTCCATGATTGGTAAGTGCCGTGAAACTCTCCACTACTATTAATAGGGATGTCTGCTTGGCCATTACCCGCCCTTAGTGGCTTAATTGGTGCAGGTGCTCTACTTTTAACTACAGTTTCTTGTTTAGCTTCATTCTTTTCGTATAGCTTTTCCAACTTTCCTATCTCAACTAAAGCCTTGCGTGTTGGCATTGATGCTAGTTTTTGTGCGTACTCTAAATCTTCTGCTAGGTGATATAGAATTCTTGGTCCTACATCGCTTTCTAGTATTGAATCTCGAATGTCGTCACTTACCACCACGTTTGCCGTACTCACAATGTCATCGTAATCAGGCATATCAGCTTTTACTTTTTCTAACTTAGTAGACCAAGATTGAATAACCTTTTGCCGTTCTTCGTTAGCTTTCCTATTAGCTTCCTGTTGATCACGCTCATTTAAGGCTTTTTCTGTTGAATACTGCGCCAATGCCTTTGCGTACTCAAACGCATCTTGGAATTGTCCAGGTTGCGGTTCTTCGTCAATGTTCTTTACCTGTTGAGGTATAGCCTGTTGTTCTAAAACCCTTAACCTTGTCTCCAACGCTTCTCGCTGTTGGCGTTCTGCTTGCGCTTCTGCCTTGGCTTGTTCACGTTGTTTTGTCAGTTCAGAAAATCTTTTCTCTAACTTCGGATTCTGCTTACGTTCTTCTGTAGGCTTGCTTTGTTCTGCTTCTGATTCACTCTGATCAAAATCTTCAGATGGCTCAGGAGTATTCTCAACTGCCACATCATCGTCTCTATCAGCTAAATTCAGTTTGTTAGCATAAAACTCAGCACTATTCTCGCTTGTCAGGACATTTCCTGCTTCTTTTTCAGACATAGGTAACACCTAAGAATTAACCCCGTGCAACCCCACGGGTAAGGTTTGTGTAAATATTACACGAATTTATTACTTTGTCAAATATCCATGCTTTTTTGCATTTTTTATTGATTCTTTATCCATAGACATAGGTATTTTTTTTATACCTTGGTCTCTCATGTAAGCGTAGCGATGTCTGCCATCACCAAATATGACTGATCCATTGTCATAAACTGATGCCTGACTAGCGTGAATTGATGGTGCTTTTTTTGAAAACTCACCAAAGTCTTTGTATCTTGTCTTAATGCCATTTTCGCCATTTTTGCCAATATATTGCCAATCTGTGCCTTGAAATGCTTTATCAAATTTCTCAGGATCAATATGTGTTATTTCATGCCCTTGCCGTTTTTCTATTGGGTGCATCGTTACTGGTATTTCACGATCATGTAACTCAACTTTACTTTCAATAGGATGCAATATTTTTCTTTTTCTTAATTCGTTTTCATCAAATTCTTTTTTGTTTTCGCTTGTTACTGTTGGCATTAGATTGCCCTTTCTATGGCTTCAGCTTTGGCTTCATGCTCACTTAGCCTATCCAAGTGAGACAAATAAACAGCTAATTCAGCTTTCATGCGCTCGATTTCCAGTTGTGTTTGGGTCTTGATAACAGTGTCGTGCGCTTGTGTATCAGTCCGCAAAACCATGTCGCGGTGACGTTCTTGGTCACGCAATTCAATGTCGTGGGCGCGGTTGGTCTCTTTGATAAGAACCCGCTTGGTCTCGGCATCCTGACGCATTTGCTCAACGTCTGAACGATTCTTGAGCTGTAATTGCATGGCTTGGAGCTGTTGTTGCAATTGTTGGATAGTGGCTTGAGACTGTTTGATTTGCATCTGTACCTGTGGAGGTATGGGGCTTTTATCGTCAATCTGAGCCATTGGATTGGCTGCTGCTAGTCTGTCAGCAATGACATCAGCACCAGGGAAGTCCATGTTCCTAAAGATCAAGTCACCAGCAATATTCATCAATTGTGGGTCTTTGGACAACAATGGCATCATAGAATCCACAGCCTCTTGGCGCTTACTGTTGTAGCCAGGGCCTGTATCCATCACCACATCGTACTCACCCACAGTCACGTCATTTAGTATCTTTTGCACGCCCTGCTCATCTTGAGCTTGCTTGTTGATCTCCACCAAGTCAGGCTGGCCATCGTCACCAATGATCCGCATGACCCTAGCCGTGTCATAAACAGTCGGCACTAGATCAAGAATGATCTTGGCGGTGTGTCTAATTGATCGGGTTAAATTGTCGTAATAATGGAAATTTGTTAGATCAACCTGTTGCTGCTGGCCATTTAGTGCCTTTCCGGACATATTTCCAGCGAGTTGTTGGCTTGGATCGAAAATACCAAGGATTGCTTGCATATCCTGATTGATACCATCCGCAGCAGCCATAATGCCCGCTGGCGGTGATTCAGGTTGAATACGGCTAGGAACAGGAGCTGGCACGCCCTCAATGTCTTTTTGCTTGTATCTAAGAACAGGCATGGACTTAATGTTAGCTTGTGCCCATTCGTTCTCATGTCCCTCGTCTTGACCTTCAGCGAGCAACCATTTAGCCTTGGGCGCTAGGGCAACAGACTCAGTAATGGCTGTTTTCCAGAAGTTGTACATTCTTTGTGCGTCTTTGACCTGACGAATCATGCCGTACTTTTTGCGCTTGTTATCAACAACAAACTCCTCACCATATACAGGCACGATTGGGATGAACTTGCCTGGCCAATCGTATTCTTCTAGAACCTCAATGGCCGTACACTTGATCATCTTGACCTGTTTGCGTAGCGTAGGACGCTCATCGACAATGTATACTCCAGTCAGAGCAAGCATTTCTTTAGGGGGTAGCTTTGCCTTAAAAACCTTGCTGCCGTCAGATAGCAAATATAAAGTATCCTTTTTGTGCTCTGTATACCAATATTCAGCAATCCTGATGTCTTCTTTCATTACCCATTCTGCGTTACTGTCACCTGTTCCACGCTGAGTAAAACCTGTGCCAATCTCGGCATCTGGGTATAACTTCTCAAATTCTTTCTTAGATACGATTGTAGTTACCAAGCAACGCTCGGCATCTGATCCATCTGGTAGTACAGAATTGGGATCAAAATAGACTGTAAATGGGTTGTGAATCTGCTCAATAAAGATGTCTTGATCAAACGTTTTGTCACTAATGTAGTCAGTTGTAACCCTCCAATAGCCAAACCCACAGCGCACCGCATAGTTGAATGCGTTGTCATAGGCATGGTCAGCGTCTGAATTGACCTCAATGTGCCTACAAATTCCGGTCAGAATCTCAGCCACTTTAGCGTCAGACTGGTTGTTCATGCCGTGGACTTTAATCCGTGGGCGTTGTTGTCTTTGCTGGTTGGTCACCTGGCGCACATAAGCGTCAACTTTATTGATGGTCAGGCAAGGTCTAGCCTCAAGATTACGGCTGTTTTGTATCTCTACCGGCCATTGGTCACCAGAACCGAATTTAAGGTCTTCTAGCGCCTCTGAACGATTGTTTGTGTCAGCATCATTGGCCAGTTTCAAGAACTTCTTGGCCATGTCAATGCGCTCATCGTAATCGCCTTGGTATTCTGACATAATTTATCCCATCCAGTTAGCTGAATAATCGTAGGTTGCTTTCTTCTTAACAGGCTTTCTAGGCTCTTGTACCATCAAACCAAGCATCCTGAACGCATCTGCGCCATGCGAGTACTGGTCGTGTAATGGTGTCCTACTAAACTGTTTAGTGTCTGGGTCAACCTCATATCGGTAGTGACGTAAACATTGTAAGCCATCTGTAGTATTTTGCCTATCAAAGTAACACCTTGGGAATATTGTCCTAGCAGCGTTGATACTGTCTGCAATTGGCACTCTGTCCAATACCCGAACATTCATTCCTGTAGCCCTAACGATCTCCTCGATGGATTTACCAGTGCCTAGGTTGCGACTAGCAGCATCATGGGGTAAATAATGAGTATCATAAACATACCCAAACTTCTGTATTTCAGCCAAATAGTAGCTAATGGTTTTTTGTGAGTCTTCAATGTACCTTAGAACCCTGATTTCCATGCCTATGAACTGCACAAACCAGATGGCGGTACTATCGGCCCATCCCAAGTCCCAAATTGTGTACACAGGCTTTATGGGGTCGTACGGCACATTTGTGATCTGGTTGTTGAACTCGGCCATTTGCATCTCTTTGGCAAACACAGCTCCATCGACAGTCAACCGGCACATTCCCTCCCAAACTGTTTGGTAGGCCTCTGGATCACGCCCTTTAAGCGCATCTTTCTCGTCTCTTAGCACCTCTGGAAACCAAGGGTTGTCTTGCCAGCCAATCTTTACAACCTTGGCGTTATTAGGTGAGTTTATTACCCAACGCTTATAAGTCTCATCTGTCTCTAGTTCAGGATTGAAACTGATCCATATCTCAGACTTCTCTTTACGAATCGTTGGGATTAAAACATCATAAGACCGCTTTGAAACGCTTTGTGCTTCTTCTATCCAACAGATATCCACACCTTCATAAGACTTGACGTTGGCCACATTGTTCTTCAGACCAACAAAGTTGAACTCTGTGCCGTTCTTGCCCCTGATCGTTCTGTCGGTGATCTCATAGAACTCACCCAAACTCATAGACTGAATTTGGTCGCATAAGAGCTTGTGGACAGAATCTTTGATACTGGTCTGGAATTCTCGGGCACACAGCACCCTAGTGGACTTGGTTGATCCAATGACCAATAACGCTCTAGCTATTCCCCAGCTTTTAGCACCTCCACGCCCACCATACAAAACCTTATACCTTGATGGCTCAAATAGACATTGCAGCTTTAGGGGAAACTCAATGTTCGGTGTCATCGGGTTTTACAAATGTTACCTGTAACCCAGCGAGCAATGGTGCGCCGTTCTCACCCGATAGCTCAATCTTGCTGTTGTCTCTGTACTTCTTGGGAAATCTTGCAGCCATTGACCTAGACCACAATGTGCCATTTAGTTTCGGGCCATCTTTGGTCTCCACCATGTAAGCCTGGCATTGATCTTCCCACCATGCTTCTTCTAAATCCTTTGCTGTGGATAAGGAGTGCATAAATTGTGGATAAGTATCACGCCATAAGTAAATAGTTCTAAGGGCAACGCCTAGTTCTTTGGCTATTTGTGTAACACTCTTACCCATAGCGCCCAATTCCTCCACCCTCTCACAGTAGGATGGATCGTAATCTGTTGGACGGCCTACAGGGTTAGTCATTTCTTCTTCTTGTCTTTCTTAGCTGCTGCATTTTTTTCAGCATATGCGATGGCCACGGCTTGCTTAACAGGCTTACCCGCAGCAATCTCGGTCTTGATGTTCTTTTTGAACGCCTCTGGCTTAGTTGATTTGATGAGTGGCATTAACAGTTCCAGTTCTTTAGTGATGCTTTTGCACGTTCTGCTGGGCCTTTTGCATTCTTGACCACGCCCTCCATCCTTGCACAGAAACTAGCTTTACGCCCCTCATCCTTTTTGGTTTTGGGGTTTGGAGCTGGTGCTTTCAAGTTTGAGCCATTCTTGGCGTTGTATTCAGCCCTACCTTTTGCCGTCATACCAGCGCCTTTGTCCACAGGGTTGTAGGTCTTACCTTTCCCTGTGGTTTTGTGCTCAATTGGTTTATCGTGCTTTTTCATTTCTTTGCAGTCTTTGCGCTTTGAACAAAGGCTTTGGCAGTCGGTGCGCCCTTTGTGCCAGGCTTACGCATCTTCTCTACCTTTTCGCCCTTTGCCTTTTCTTCCTTGATACGCTCCTGCTTGGCATGAATGTTAGCGTATAGACCTTTACTCGCCATCTTGTTCCTCATCGTCTTCCCACTGAATTTCATCTTCGCAAAAAGCAACAATCATGTCGGCTAGTTCAACCCACTCGGCATCGTCAGTTCCAACTTGTTCAATAGCGTATTGAGCAATTTCCAAGCGAAACTCTTTGTCTTCTTGATCCATAAACATAATTAATTCTCCACAACAGCGCAGATATCTGCTTCTTGAATGATTTGATAATCTTGTCCATCTACTTTTTGAGTAGGCCAGTTAAGATAATCGCCATTGCCGTATTTAATGAAGTCACCGATCTGGACATCTTCCACCAATGGGCCGATAGCCACAATAGTGCCCTCATTAAATGGCTCTTTATTGTTGACGTAGATTATGTCAGAGATATTGCGAACTTGGGGCTTCACAACCACCCTGTCTCTTAGGGGCTTAAACATTGTGTCTTGGCCTTCCTCTGCGCTTGGGTTCTTCAGTTGTAACTTGCTGAGTTAAAACCTCAACCATGCTTGCAAAATGCTCGTTCTTAGTCATAAATTCCCCACACCATTCGTTTTTGTGACGATTTTGGTAGACAGGATATCTTCTACATTGACCAAGGTTGTCACCACCTACAAAATAGTGACATGAATTACAATTGCTAGTATCCAATACAACCTCCTTTGTGTTGGCTAGAAAACCCTATCAGATTCGTGGTCTTTTAGGGTTTTCGTTTATTACATCTTGTCTTGAACGTGATCCATGCGACTGTGTTCGTAAGCAACGTGCTCTTTAGAACCAGTATTCATTTCACCTTTACGGCCATCGTGGTGTCCCATGTGTGACTTTTCACGCATACCAATGCCGTCCATCTTGCCCATGCCAACACCACCAGCGATGGGCATTTTACGCTCACCACTTGTGTCGCTGCTTAGAGCTTTGTGAGGAATCTTTTCGCCAGATGCGCCTGGACGAAACACCTCTTTGTCCACCATAGATGCACCAACTTTCTTCTCACCTGTACGATCAGAAGACTTAGCGCCCTTTGGCTCTTTTTCCATGTTTGGATAACCCATTTTGATTCCTTTTGTTTCTTTGCAAAAAACACTACTCTTGTAGTGCTTACACTATACCACAAATTAAAAAGGGATATCTTCTTTTTCTTCTCTGGGTTTGGGTTCGTTCAAATAAGCCCAGCCGTTCCAATGCTCCTCAGTAATCGGCAGCGTGTCCAGTTTCATCATCAAACCATTCTTGGTCTCAATAATTGACCCTAGTTTCTGGTAACGATTCTTCTTTTCGCCCTTGGCGTTCGTGTAACTACCTGTGATCGTAGTAATTTCATACATCGTTTTTGACATCAAATTTCCTTAAAATGTTAACTTTTTTCTCAACTTCATCTAAAAATACACTAACTTCCTTAACCAACATCTCCACATACTCTGGGTTAAATTCCACCCTATGTATGTAAAGTTGCAGATTTTCAGGCATTCGTGGGTCGAAACTCACAAAATCGCACCATTTGCGGTCAGTACAGCTTAACTGCCATTGAATCTGTGGCATATATTTGCTAGGTATTGCTCGAGTCAATAGCGTTTCAATGTGCGTGGATGTGTTTGGGCATTTAATCTCAATCAGTCCATCGTCACCCACCAAGCCATCTGGACTTGCTCCTGACATATAGACAATTGGGTGTTCAACAAAACCCACCTCTTCCACCATCACATCTCTAGCCATCTCATAGGCTGCTCTAGCCAATGGCTCGGTCTCTGTACCCCATTGCATCGCCGCGTTGGTAAAACCCTCGGTAGGCTTGTTTGTGAGTCTTTCAACCACTAACTGAGCCATGTAGTTCTCACGGCTTGCTGAGTAACCTGTTTTGGTCTTGGCTATCACATCCCCAATTCTTGACCCAGTTGCTTTGCCTAGTCTTTGTAAGAACCAGGCTTCGGTTCGTTGTTCATTCATTCTTGTCCCCTACTTCTAATAGATATTGCAATATCATGCGCCCTCAAATCTCCATCAATGCAACTTGAACGACCACAACCACAAAACGATTCTTCAGCAAAAACAGCACACGCCTCACGCTCGGCTAAGACTGC